GATTGCTGACGCATTGAACTCATAAATGGCAGTAACACCAGTACAAAGGAAGAAGTACTTTGAAGCACGAGCGGCTGGATTCTCCATTGCGGAAAGTGCTCGAAAGGCTAAGTTCTCAGAAGCCACAGCCTACCGAGTCGAAAAAGCCGCTCAAACCCTTAGAACCGACGAGGGACTAGATAGTTCTGCTCGTGACTATCGTGAACGTAAGACCGAAGCAAAACTGCAAGGTCCTATTGCCTACGACAAACTAAGTGACGAAGCCAAGTTAGCACTTGAAGATTTTGGTTACTTTCGTGAGAGGTATTTTGGCCGTGTGTCTACGCCATGGCAAGAAGAAGCAGGTATGGCACTTGTAGATTTACTTGAGTCAGAACAAAAAGAATACGTAGTTATGAACATGCCACCTGGTTCTGGTAAAACAACTCTTCTCCATGACATTACCTGTTGGGTTATTTGTCGCAACCGTTCCACACGACTTCTGACCGGCAGTGCGACTATGTCCCTAGCCAAACGAAATCTGATGCGTGTGCGCCGTTCACTAGAACGTGTTATTCCAGAACAAGCCGATGAGATGCTTAAAACCCGTGGGCAAGCACTTGATGCTATTACTACAATGGCTCACGACTTTGGACGCTTTAAGCCATTGGAAAAAGAACTGTGGACCAACGAAGCGTTTATTGTTATGCAGCCAGAAGAGATGGGTGCTATTTCAGAAAAGGAACCAACACTAAGTGCTTACGGTATGGACTCTGGTTTTATTGGTGGTCGTTTTGATGGTTGTTTTTGGGACGACCTCGTAGACCCTAGAAAGGTGCGAAGTGCTGAACAACGTGAGGCAATGGAAGACTGGTATCAAGACGTGGCTGAAACACGATTGGAGCCCGCAGGAATGCTTGCTCTTATTGGCCAGCGTTTGGCTCCCGACGACTTGTATCGTTTTGCTCTTGACATGGTGCAGCCATTAGACGAAGAAGCAGAAGAAGCCATTGATGAGATGACTGAAGAAGAAGCGACACTGCTTCGACGTGACAAAAAGTACAAACACCTAAAGTACAGGGCACATTATGAAGAAAAATGTAATCCAGATAATCACAAACGTTCGGCTCTTGCTTACCCCGAAGGTTGTCTCTTGGACCCACGCCGTCTCGGATGGCGAGACATTTCTAACCTTATGTCCAACCGAGGAGAACGCTTTGCTGTTGTATACCAGCAGGAAGACCTGGCGCTAGATGAAGTTCTCGTCAGGAATGAATGGGTATATGGCCACGGGAATAGCCCAGGGTGCATTGACCATGAGCGTGACCGTTGGGAAATACCGCCAGGACTTAACCCCGCCGATTGCATCGTTGTGGCAACGGCCGACCCGTCACCAACTAATTATTGGTCAATACAATGCTGGCTTTATCACAAAGAATCAGAACAGCGTTTTCTACTGGACCTTATTAGAGCCAAAATGGAAGCCCCACAATTTTTAGAGTACAACTACAACGAGGGTGAATTCACCGGAGTTATGGAAGATTGGCAGAGATTGTCTATTTCCATTGGGTTTCCTATCCAGGTGTGGGTTGTGGAACAAAACGCAGCCCAGCGATTTATGTTGCAATATGACCATTTTAAACGCTGGCGACAATTACGTGGGGTAGAAATTATTCCCCATAACACTACTAGCAATAAATCTGATGCCGACTACGGAGTTACGACGATTTCTCAACATTGGAAGTTTGGTCGTGTAAGATTGATGGGTAAGGGCGAAGGTAAAATTCGGTCAATGAAGTTAATTGACGAAGTTACTAGATACCCTCACGGACGTACGGATGACTGTGTAATGGCGGAATGGTTCTTTGAATGGAACCTTCCTAATCTTTACATGCCTCAGACTAGGTCCGTACAAGCATGGCGACCAAAATGGGTAAAAAATACCCAACTAACTAATTTGAGGTTTTAGATGCCCCTTTCTCCTGACAACGACAAAGCCTCCGGGCAGATTGTTCAAATGTATCAGGAGCGTCGCACACAACGTAGCGGTACGTTCCGACGCATGCAAGAAGTACGTGACCACTACAACGGTGACGTTATTGTTCCACTACCAGAACTAGACGAAGCAGAGAAGCCTGCAATCCCAAACCTTATTGCTCAAGGTATTGACTCTTTTGCTATGCGAGTTGCTTCAATGCTTCCTGACATTCAATACCCTTCACTTCGCCCAGGTATCCAGGCTTCTGAAAACAAAGCCCGTGACCGTCGTCTTGCCAACATTGGTTGGTGGGACATGAACAAGATGGCTGTTAAATTACGTCGTCGCAGCCGTCACCTTACTGCTTACGGTATGTCTGCTGTATCTCTTTCTCCTGTATCACTTGACCCACAGGACAGACGACGTATTCCACACTGGCGTGTACGCAACCCTCTTGCTACATACCCTGCCCCAATGATTGACCCGGACAACATGGAACCAGTTGACTGTATTTTTGCTGACCGTCGTCCTTTGGGCTGGATGAAAGAACACTACCCACAACAGACTTCTGTTCTTTACAAGGGTGACAAGCATGACACTGACATGTTTGAAATCCTTGAATACCTTGATGCCAGCGAAACAGTTCTTGTAGCAGTTGGTGCCGAGAAGCAAAAGAACCAAGGCTTTACACAAGAAACAGGAAAGGGTGTAGCAACACACATCATTCTTGAGCGTATTCCTAACCGTGCAGAGATTTGCCCAGTAGTTATTGCTGGACGTATTACTCTTGACCGCCTTCAGGGTCAGTTTGACCAAATGCTTGGTATGTACCAGCGTGAAGCCAAGTTGGACGCATTGAACACTATTGCAGTGTTCCGCAACGTGTTCCCTGACGAATGGGTTGTATCTCCTGCAAACTCTCCAACCAGCCCACGTATTGTTCAAGAGGCTGACGGTAAAATGGGTATCCGAGGTATCTTGGACAAAGGACAGATTCAAATTGTCCATCCACAGCAGACCCAAGATGCACCGATGGCGCTTGACCGCCTTGAGCGAGCACAACGCCTTACGGCTGGTATTCCTGCCGAATTTGGAGGCGAGTCAGGTTCTAACATCCGTACCGCTCGACGTGGTGCTTCCGTCCTGTCTAGTGCAGTTGACATGCCACTCCAGGAATACCAGGAAATCTTTGCTAACTCAATGGAGTTAGAGAACATGCGTGCAGTTCAAATCATGAAGTCGTACTACGGCAACAAGCCAAGTATGTTCTTCATGGGTGGCGACGGCAAAGTTGTTCACGACGATTACACACCTAATGAAGCGTTTGAAACAAATCTTTCATACGTTAAATACCCAATGCCTGGTTCTGACATTAACGGCCTTGTGGTTTCACTTGGTCAGCGTGTTGGTATGGGAATCATGTCAAATGAGACAGCCCGTATCATGGACCCAGCAATTGAAGACCCACAGTTGGAAGCAGACCGTGTTGAGATGGAAGGTTTACGTAAGGCACTGCTAACAGGTCTTGAGCAGCAGGCTTCTGCTGGTTCACTTGACCCAAGCATCATTGCTCGCATTGCTAAGATGAAAGCACAACGTCACGTTACTCTTGAAGATGCAGTTGCTAAGATTCATGAAGAGATGCAACAGGAACAAGCAGCCAAGGCAGACGCAATGCAGCAACAGCAAGGTGGTATGCCCCAGGGTATGCCCCAGGGTATGCCCCAGGGTATGCCTCAAGGTATGCCAGGAATGGGTGGGCCAGAACAGGCACCACAAGGTGCTGCTCCAGAAATGCAACCAGGTCTTGGTGTATCACCAGAAAACCCAATTCAGCCTGGCGCTCAACAGGCACCTCAAGGACAACCCGATGTTCGTCAACTATTGGCGAGTCTCGGCGGACAAGGAGCATAATAAATGCCACGTTCAGGTAAAGGCGGTTCACGCCAAGGAACACCCGGTACTGCTTACAGCAACCGTACAGATTTGAATGTTCCTAAAACTACTGTACCCAATCAAGAGTACGGTAAGGCAACAGAACAGATGAGCGCACAATCAGCAATACCAATGGCACAGTCACCTGTTGCTCAAGGTGCCGCTCCTGCGCAACAAACTGCTGGCCCAATGCCAGGTTCGTTGCCATTCCTTCACCCAACAGAGCGACCAACTGAACCAATTCAAGCGGGTATCACTTCTGGCCCTGGACCTGGACCTGAAGCCATTGCACCACAGCCAAGAGGTATTCTTTCTGAAGCATTGCGTCACATGTCTAACGACCCTAACGCTACTGCTGGAACATTTGACCTTGCTGCTCACGCTCGCTTGTTTGGTATGTAATGTCTGACGGCAAAGTTAATCTAGTTCCAGTACCACAAGAACCAGTTGCACCTGCACCTATAAAAGTAGGTCGAGGTATTCCTGGTGGCGGTCAAGCACAGCAAACATACAATGAACAACAAAACGCTTACCAAAAAGCAATAACAACTAATTCCTACAATTCTTTAAACCAGAATCAGCACTACGCTCTTCAATCTATTTACAACAACTACCCAAGTGCGTTTAAAAACCCTGGGATGATAATGGACCTTGTTAAGAATACTGGACCTATGCAAGGTGTTCATATTCAAGACGCAACAAACGCTCTTAAGTTTATGGCCTTGTATGACAAATTTAATTCTACATGGTATACAGGACAAAACCCAACTGGAGCCACTGGTCAGATTTGGAATGCGGCTAAAGCGGGTTGGAGTGGTTTAACTACACTCAAGAACTGGAAAAACGTTGGTCCTGAAATTGTTAACCTTGGCACCCACACTTGGGACAACTTTCATAACTATGTTACAAACGGTGTACACAAATACGGTCTTGGTGGTTTTTTGACACACGAAGGTTCTGTTTACGGTAAATCTTTTGTTGATGCAGCCGGTGGCCTTGCTAAAGGAATTGGTGGGCTTGTAGAGCGTGCTGGTAAAAGCATTCTTGAATTAAGCGGCGTTGGTGGTGTAGCAGGTTATGAAGACCTTGGCAAAACACTTCTTAACCTTGGTCAAAACTTTAACCCATGGAGCGACAAAAACGCTTATCAAATGACTGCACACGTTTTGGCTTACTACGAAAGTATGGTTAAGCAAAAAGGTATTATGTATGCCTTGGGTAACATTGGACCAAGTCTTGCAGTTATAGGTTTGACCGCAGGTGCTGGTTCTGGTTTGGTTGCTGGACTTGATGCTACTGATGCTGCTGCTGCTGCTGAAGCGGCCGCTAATGCTGCAGAAGAAGCAGCAATGGCAACTGAAACTGGTGCTGCAGGTTTTGACATGGCTACTACTGCTGCTAACGCTACAAAAGAAATTGAAGCGGCTAATGCGGCACAAGCAACACAAGCAAGCAAAGTTTTTACAATCATGCAAAAACTTAGCGAACACGGCAATCCTCTTGGTTACATGTACCGTGGTGCTAAAGGATTTACAAAAATGACTGGTGGTGCTAGAGCCAATGCTTTGTACCAGTTAGTACAAGCGCAAGCAAAGCACAGTGATGCTAAATTGTGGCAACAAACTGGTGACCTTGGCGTACACGATGCTAACGGTAAACCAGTTGACCTTGGTAGGGCAACAATGGAGTTCTTTGCTGGCAAACAAGACCAAGGTGTTTTCTTTTCTGCTTCTTCAGGCATTGTTGACCTTTGGGCAAAGTTTATTGGTACCGACCCTGTTGGTGCTTTAGGTACAAAAATTTCTTCAGCACGTACCGTAGGTCTTGCGCCACGTCTTGCTAGAAGGTTAGATGAGTTTAGCCACACTGCTGAACTTGCTGTAGAGCGACAAACCAAATTAGGTAAACTAATTGAAAAGGGTGGCGGTTCAGAAACGCTTGGAAACCTATCTGTATATTTTAAAGGCCTTGGTGTCACTAGTGGTGACATGCTTCGTCAATTAGCAGTACGACCATACGTTCGTCGTGCTCTTACATTTATGGCTACTCACAACAGTGGTGAGATTGGAACTATGTTCAAGGCTGGAAAGCAAAGTAACACTTTCTCTCCTTACGTCTTGAAACAATTGGGAGACGCTAAAACAGAAGAAGAAGTTCTAAACATTCTTGCTCCTTTGGCTGATGGTCAAGGTCTTGCTCTTGTACATGCACCTTCAATGGGCATGTACTCATGGATGAGACAAACTGCTGCCGACAGCATTCTTAGCAAGCAATCACTTCTTTCTGCTGACATTTCTATTATCAACCGATGGAAGAATACTAAATGGTCTAAAGACGGTCCAGACGTTAAAGTTGACGACCCTATTTGGGTAGGTGTTGTTGACGCAGGTCTTCGTGCTCGTTCTTCATTCCGTCTTTGGCTTGCAAAGCAATTGGCCGGAAAACCTATGTACTACTCAAGTGTGCTTAAGGGATTTGAAACTGACCGAATTATTATGGAAGATGCTAACGAGTCTATTCCAGCGATTAGGCAACTTGCTATTGGTGCAATGATGCCAAGAGAAGTTGTTAACGCAATGACTGACTATTTGACTCAGGCATTGGCTGACGGCGGAACCGAAGCGTTTTCTCAGGCATACCGTGAAGTTGTTTATCACATGGTTATGCGTCGTGCTGTATCTGGACTTAACCGTGCAGAATACGACTTAGTTGCTAAAGACCTTGAAGGAACTATTCAAGAAGAAATTTACCGCATGTTGGGTTTTGACGGTGGTTCAGTTAAGGCTCACTATGGTGCCAATGGCGCAAGTGAAATTGGAAACATTGAAGACATGGAAGACATCAAAGGCATTGATTCTCACGCTGCCATTGTTGACTCACAGTTGTCTGACATGAAGATTCCACAAGTACGTGACCTTAACAACCTAAGTACTTTTATTAATGAAACCATCATTCGTATGACCAACCAAATCGGTAACCTTCACGACATCAATCTGTCTGAAGACACCGTCCGTGCCCTTGCTTTGGACAAAGGTCTTGAAGTTAGCCACACCAACAAATGGCATGACCCTATTCACGAAATGCGTCTTAACAGAGACACTAACGCTGCTCACGTTTCTGGTCTTACTGCAGGACGAAAGCAAGTAACAGACGCAATTAAAGAAATCATGGAAGGCCCAGGCAAACCTCACGAAAAGTTTGCTGCTGCCTACAAAAAAGTTGCTGAGATACAAAAGAGCGCTGACCTTAAAGTTAAGGAAGAGACGCGGTTCCTTGACGACAGTTATGTCAATGCTAACGAACCTGTTGCTAAAGACCTTACCAAAGCAGGCAACACTTCTACTAGACAAAACGTAGATTACTTTAGAGGTGTACTAAACGCTGCTCACGACCAAATGATGTCGTTTAATGTTCTTATGCTTCGTGACCCAGGTATGGGTAGCGACGTTAAGAGATTGTTTAGCATAAAGCGTTTGAACAAAATTGGCGAATCAAAGTTAACACCAGAAGAATGGGCTGTTTCTCGTGCTGGTATTAAGTACGATGCAAACGAAGAAAAAATTCAAGCCCAATTTGTAAAAGAGATTACTGCTCAACGAGCAACACGCTCTGGCCTTAGAACCAACTGGCAAGTTATTGTTGATGGAATGAACCGAGGCCTTAGCCTTGTGTTCGTTCCACTTGCTCTTCTTTCAGGACGATGGGCAATGCACGTTGGTGTTTCTGAAGCAACGCTAAACGCATTACGTGTTGGTGGCTTTAACTTGTTTGATGCTCGCCTTGCTGCTTCTATTGTTCGTCACGAAAATCAAACTGCTGTTCTTATGGGAAGACTAAAGCAACAGGGTGATTTAAAATCAATTGTTGCTGACATCGCCAAAAAAGGTTTTCACCAAAACTACAAGGGCGCTAGCAAATCAGCAGCAACTTTGTTAAGCCACAACCGTATCCTTATTCGTAACGTTACTGCTGGTGTTCTTACTGGTATTGAGAAGAGCATGATTAAGGGTTGGGACTCAGAGAAATTGGGTCGCCTTGTAGAAGACACTGCTGGCGTTATTATGCGTCACTCTGGTCACCTTCCACTTGGCGTTCACGCACAAAACGATGTTTCAATAACCGACCCGTTCTCTAGTTTGCAAGGTGAGATTACAGACGTTCACCGTGTTGACGCTGCTGGTCGTTTGATTAAGACAAAAGCATCTGTAGGTGACCACCACACATACAACAACCTTCACGACCACGGTTACGCAAGGTCAATGGTTCAGCAGATGGTAAGACTTGTCGATGACAAACTTTCGTTTGCTGCTAGCAAAAGACTTAGGGAACTTATAGAAGAACCAACTATCTCTGGAATGTTTGGTGTTAAAAAAGGCTCACTTGAATGGTTCAACGAAACTCGAGTGCGACTGTCTGAAGAAGTTTACAAAGACGTTCTTCAGATGAAGCCTGCAGAACTTTCTAGGTACCGTGCATCTGAATTAGTTATCTCTGACCCTAAGTTATCTGCATGGTCTTTGGACATGCGTGAGGCTATTAAGGACAAAGGCCCTGACGCTTTGGTGCCTGGACGTGAAGCAGAAGGTATCACCTATGAGATGGCATTTAAAGAAGCAGCGTTAAAAGACTTTGCTACTCGTACGGCAACCAACGTACTCAACACCGTAACTGGAACCAGCAGTAACAAGTGGAGGCTTCACACTGACCTGCTTGACATGATTATCCACAACCAGATACCTACTGAAAAAGAAATGAACGCTATCTTGGGTGGTAAAAAACTCTACGCACCAAAGGACATTCCTGGTCGAGAAGTTAATGCTGCTAACTGGACAACTGCTGCTTCGTACAAGAATTTTTTACGTCGTCTTTCTGAAGTAGGTCACGACAAGGTACTTGGGCCAATTGTTAACTGGATGGTACGTGACCCGTTGTTTGCTCTTGAGTACCACAACCAAATGGAACTTGCTCGTGAGTTGATTAAGGCTCGTCAACTAAACGTTGACAACGCAGAGGTATGGGCAGAGAATCAGGCTATTCAACGAATGATTCGTTTTGTCCACAACCCTAAAGACAAGACATTTTTTGAACACAACATGCGTGTTGCTGCTCCGTTTTACTTTGCTCAAAACCAGGCATGGCGACGTGCGTTCCGTATGGGTGCCGTAGACCTGGGAGCATTTGAAAAGTATCTAAAAATGTCTCTTGGTGTTACCAACTACGTAGCAATTCAAAACCAAGCAGGAACATCACCAACAATGGTTATTCCAGGCACACAGTGGTTAGGTGGAATGTTTGGTCTTGACTTTAACCTTACAGGTGGCCCAGGTTCAGTTAACTCAATGGTGCCTACAGGTGATATGGGTGGAATCATGGGAACCCTAGGAACAATTGTTCGCCCTGCATTTGGACCTTACGTTACAACGCCGCTCAAACTTATTAAGGACCTAAAGTTCCCACACGAGGAATGGGCTAACAACATTGTTAAGAACATTATTGGTGAGTACGCTAACAATTCTACAATGCAGCAGAACCTTTTGCCTTCTTCAACACTAAATGGCATGCTACAAATTATGGATGACGTGGTCTTTAAAAACCACAACGGTACTGTTGCTTCAGTTGAAAATCAAATTATTACTGACATGTCCGAGCAGATGCACAAGCAGTTTAGAGACGAAGTTGAGTCTTACCTAAGCAGAAGCGACAAATGGAATACTTACGACAAAGGTACAAGAGAACACCTTATTAAAAGTGTGTCCAATACATTGTTTGCTAATTGGACTGCTGACAATGCAGCACAGGCTAAGTTCTTGGAAGAGGCTCACTCTAAAGCAGTGATGATGATTGCCACAAAGACTATTCTTAACTTCTTTAGTCCTGTTGCACTTTCTCTTAATGCCACATATTCCGGTCTTTCAGACCTAGACAAAATTATGGCTGAAAAGAACAAAGACGGCACACCTAAGTACACGGCCTACGAAGCCATGGACGAATATAACAGGAGACACCCAAACAACATTTACGACCTTACGGCTCACACATCAAGTCCTTACGGTCACTTTGACGAAACAAAATTTACGTTTGATTTTGTTGAACAGAACATGGGCTTTGTCAACAAGTACAAGTATGCATCAGCAATGATTCCTGACCGCACTTCACCACAAGACGCACATGCCGCTTCGTTGGAAATGCGCCTTGGTCTTCGTGCACGTATGACTCCAGATGAAATGATTGTTCAACGCGACATTACAACTGGTAACGATTGGTATTACAACGACGCACGTTTCTACATGCTTCAGAACCCAATGTATTCGTACGATGGCAAAACGCTTAACGGCGAAGGAATCAAAGTAATGGGCGACATGGCTAAGGGTTACGGTAAATTAAACCCTAGTTGGTACGCTTCTTTTAAAGGTGAAGAAAAAGGCAGCAACGCTCTTAAGGTCTACGACGAAATGAACAAGATGTTGCAAGACCCTGAAGTTCTTAACCCATTAAATGGCAAGGGTGGAAAAATTATTATTCCTCCTGAGCAGTACATGCAATTTGTTGCTTTAAACAAAATTTACAATGCTAGTGCATCACAAATTAACGCAGAGTACAAGGTTAACCCTTCTGCTGCTTCTGAAATGCAAAACAGATTGTACGAAACACTTCTTGCTGTTTCCAAATTAAAAGAATTTTCATTAGCGTCGTACTACATTACTTCGTGTCTTTTGAAGATGCCTACCGTATTCGTACCTGCAAGATAAGGAATAACATGCCAGAAGAAAAAGCAACCCCAACCAAAGCAGCACCAGCAAAAACAACTGCGGCTAAAAAAGAACCAGTGCCTACGGCAAAAGCGATGGAAGACATTGCCAACCGTTACATGGTTCCGATTACCAAGGATGTTATTAAAGTTCTTGCCAAAGAACTTACACCTGCAAAGTTAAACGCTTTTGAAGAGTACATGAAGCAACAAGCAATGGGTTTATACCCTACGCTTGCCAAGCAGATAGAACAAGGAATGCCTACACGTGCGCTTATTGAACCGTACCGTCAAGTAGGCAAGCAAGTTCTTGGACAAAACTTTGAACCTGATTTTATTGGCGACCCTAAATCTGCTGCAGCACTTCACGGACATGTCGATGAAGCAACAGGGCGACCAGCACCTATGCCACTCCACAAGTGGAAAGAACACCTTATGAACGAGCGTTCATTTGGTTGGGAATACACACCTGCTGCACACGAAGCAGCACAGAAAGTAACTTCAGCACTTAACGAAGGATTTATGAAGCCACCCGCACAAGGGGCACCAGAAGGAATACAAGGAGCACAACGATGAAGAAAGCAAAAGGTCCCCAGGGAACCCCTGCCAAGCCAAAGGTTTTAGTAGACCAGTCAACAATTGACAACATTGTTGCTCAAGTAACGCAAGCAGGGTTGGGTGCTGGTGCAACTGGACTTGTAACTATTGGTCAAATGGATGCAACGTCTCTTCAAATGTATGGAATCCCAAAGCAATACATAGCAGCATTCCTTGCTGACATTAACCCAAAACTTAAAGCAGGTGTTTACAGTGGGTCAACAATTAGCGCATATAAACTTCAAACTGCTATTGAAGCATCGGCCGGTAAAGTAGCAGGTAGAAATTCAGGCCAAATTATTAATGCTTTTAAATCCTATTTTGGTATTAAAAAGGATTCAACCAGTACAAGCGATGGTTGGGGTCGTCTTGCAACTGGTATTACAAGAGCAGGTGGTGTTTGGGCAGTTGCTGCTTCTCCAGGAACGGCAGGAGCACCTAACGTTGTTGGTACGTTTGTTCCACCAAAGACTACAGGAACTCCTAGTTCTCCCGGTGGTGTATCTGCACAAGCCGCAGCCGAAATAAACGCAAAGGCTTCAGCCCAGGTATCTGCTTATGACACAGTTCTAAATACTTTAGACTCATGGGGCATGGCACCTAAAAAGCCAGAACCACCTGCCAACAAGAACGATGCTGCTGCTATGGCTGCTTACACCCAGCAACTTCAGGCGTTCAATGCAGACGAAAGCATTATTGGCACTGTAAAGAACATGGTCTTTGGAGCCGCTAGCCAACAAGTAAATACAAAAGTTCTTTTAGATTATGTTCGTGGTACTGCTGCTTACCAAGCCGCTTTCCCTGGTCTTACAGAACGCAATACAAAAATGGGTGTAGCACAGCACATGACAGAGCAAGATTACATGAACTATGTTTCTTCTATTCACGGCACAGCACAACAGTACGGTATACCTAAACTTGACAACAAACAAATTGCTGCCCTTGTACAGAACGATGTTTCTGCTGCTGAGTTTAGTGAGCGTGTGACCAAGGGTTACACAGCCGCTATGAACGCTGACCCAGCAACTCGAGCACAGTTGGCCAAATTTGGCGTTAACACCAGTGACCTTGCTTCGTATTACCTTGACCCTAAGAACAGCCTGCCTAAGATTGAGCAGGCCACGGCTGCAGCCACACTTGCTGGTTACTCTCAAAACATTGGTCTAAGGGGTATGAGTGAGTCTGGTGCCCGTGAATTGGCCGATAGAGTCAACCTAGGAGCAGGGTCAGCCTACGGTACTATGAGCATGATGGCTGCCCAAAACGCCCTTCTAGGTGCCTCTCGTGACGTTCAGTTGACAGCCGCAGCCCCAGGTTCAGGCCGTCAAACTGTAACCACGGACCAACTTATTGGTTCACAGGTGGCAGGCTATGGCGGTACTAATCAAATAGCCGAGCAAACCCAGGTAGCAAGGGCCGAGCAATCAGCCACCCAACAGTTCTCTAAGGGTGGAGGATACGCTGAAAGTGGACGTGGAGTTTCAGGAATAGGTTCGGCTAAGTCGTAACATTCATCATTTGAGTGATACAATATTCATAGATGGTTGGCCCTATGTGGCCGTAGGAGCGCTAACTATCTGAACCCGCTTTGGAGGGCATGACCAAAGTGCGTACAACAGTGCTGAAAATTATCCGCTTTATTAACCTCTGGTAAAGTGCGTACCGCAAGGAGCGACTACATGGCATACGATGACGAATTAGATTACGAAGTTGAAACTGAAGAGCGTCAACCGCTAGACCCGAATATTCGGAAGCAGTTACGTGAAGCAGAAAAGGCTCGTAAGGAATTAGACAGTCTTAAGGCAGAACTAGAAACGCAGAAGCGTGAAGTTCAGTTTTCAAAGGCTGGCATTCCAGATTCAGGATTAGGTCAACTATTCCGCAAGGCTTACGATGGAGAATCTTCGCAAGAAGCAATCCAAAAAGCAGCGATGGAATATGGCATTCTCCAGGCTCCAGAAGAGCCGTCAACGGATGACTCGGAACTTGCGGCTTTACGCAGAGCGCAGGGTGCAACTATTGGGACTACAGGCGCAATGCCAGACCCCCAGCAAATGTACCTTGAAGCACTTGCAGCAGCCACTACTCCCGATGAAGTCATGAAAGTCGTTGAAGGAGACACCGGGACAAAACTCGGAATGTACTCCTCTCGTGGTTCGTTCTAAGCCTAAACAACTTACAACCCACTAACAAAAGGAGTTAACCAAATGGTTGACGCATTTACAGGTCAGAGCACCCTTGACTTTTCAAAGGCCGCTTATGACCGCATGGCATATTTTGCACTACGTCCAGAACTATACTTTGACGCTGCGGCTGACGTTCAGCCAACGCACCAAAGCATGCCTGGAGCATCAGTTGCATTCACAATTGTTAACGACCTAGCAATTCAGGCTTCTGCTTTGACTGAGACAACCGACGTTTCTACTGTCGCTCTTTCAGACTCACAGATTACTCTGACACTTGCTGAGTACGGTAACGCAGTACTAACCACAGCCAAGTTGCGTGGCACATCATACGTAGACATTGACCCAATCGTTGCCAACGTAGTTGGATACAACGCTGGAGTTTCAATTGACACAATTGCACGTGCTGCACTTGACCAGGGAACAAACGTACAGTACACAGCCGGACTGGGTTCTCAGTCACTCAGTTCTGTAACTTCACGTTCAGCCGTTGCCGCAGCAAACACAATCTCATCACTTGACATTCGTGTTGCTCGTGCTCGTCTCCGTTCACAGAACGTTCCTACATTCGGCGGAATGTACGTTGGTTACATCCACCCGGACCTCGTTGCAGACCTTCAGGGAGAAACTATCTCAGGTTCAAACGTACAGGGATGGCGTGCACCACACGTATACGCTCAGCCAGGTGAAATCTGGACTGGTGAACTCGGTGCTTACGAAGGTGTTCGTTGGATTGAAACACCACGTGCTCCAGTGTTCGCAGGTGCAGGTGCTTCAAGCACAAACGTTTACGGAACTATGATTCTTGGTCGTCAGGCTCTTGCTAAGACGTACTCAACAATCGATGGTAACGGAGCGTTCCCACACGTTGTCCCAGGTCCAATCACTGACCGCCTCCGTCGTTTTGTACCACTTGGTTGGTACTGGCTTGGTGCTTACGGAATCTTCCGTCAGGCTTCAATCATCCGACTTGAGTCATCATCATTGCTTGGTTCTGACATCGGAACAAACTACGACCCAGCAATTGACATGGGCGAAATTACAGGTGGTACTTCTGCTATTAGCGCTGTTGCGTTTAACAACCCTGCTACTGGATTTGCTACATACTCTGTAGCATCAGTTGCTGGAATCACAACAGACGAAACTGTAGTTGTATCGGGCGCTACAACAGCCGGAATCAACGGAACATTCGTTGTTACTGCTGTGAACCCAACCACCAACACATTCACAGTGGCAAACACATTGTCATCTGGAACTGTTGGTTCAAGCGCTATCGTAACAATCCCAACAGCGTAGTAGTACCGGGTAGGAGACAGGTATGCCGTGGCCTTTTGCGTGCGCCCATTGTGGTAGCCGTGACGTTCAGCCCCTCGTGGACGAGATTCAATGTCTCGTCTGCGGGAGCCTGACCGATAGGAACAGCATGCCTGTCTCACGCCTGGACCAATTCACTTCCGAGGAGAAATACTAATGACTATCCCAACAGGGCTAGGACTCCGCATGGGTGTTGAATCTGCTAACCCAGCAGGTACACCACTTCCTAACCGAGTCACCCGTGCAAAAATGAACGACGCAAAAGCCATTAAGGGCGAAACATCAGACCCTTGTTACTGTGGTTGCTGCGACATGACAGACGAAAGGTTCATGTAATGGAATCACGCGCATCATTTCCAACCGTAGCCACTGATTTATTCCGTGGAACTATGGACAACACTCACACAAGTGGTGGCGAATCACACGGACCAACCCTTCGCGGCGTAGAGCAGAACACTGCTCGTGGCGTTAAAGAGGCTCCTGTAATGACAGGCATGACACCAGTTGAGTACGCACCTGCCACAGACGCACCACACGTTGACGGCTTCAAAGTACACGGAGACTACTAATGCCAGACCGCTACAGCGAAGAATACAGCGTAGATAAGAAGAAGGACGGTTTTGTCGTTGACATGCGCCCTACTACACTTCTTGAGCAAAGTCTCATGGGTGGTGACCGTGTGAACATGCCAGTTGGAGAAAAGACCACCGAAGGTGCTGAGTACCAGACAACTGGTGGCGCTCGTATGGGTGACGCTATTGACGCAATCCGCATCGGGGCTAACGGACGCAAGAAGTAGGTCCTGAGTGGCTACATTTACGCCACCCAAGGTCTATGACAATCCGCCGATTCTTCCGGATGCACGGGGATTAGCAAACAGACTATTTCGTTACTTCCCTAACAGGGCAAGGTACGTCACTGTCTTTGCGCTATCGGATGGGACGTTTGTTCAGGACACGGCTACGCCGGAGAACTCCAACACAAACATTCCATACCCGTACAACCCATGGGACCCATCGGGTCCTTTTGTCACGTCTTACTTTGTAGACTACACAGTTAATCCACCAAGACAGACGCACACATCCGTTTCACAGAACCCATATATTACTAAAGTGTATCAAGAACCTAGTAGAATAACTGCTGCTGAAGTCACTGCTCTGACTTCTGCCGGATACGGAGCCTTGATATCATGACCGCAACACCACACAACGTTGGCCTACACCCCGAGGATTGCTTTGGGTGCAAGGCTGCATCAATCAGTATGTCACCTTCTGCCATGCCTACACGCTCTAATGCTGGTGTAATCAACATGGACACTAAGGCTATGCATGCTGACGTGGCCGCTTACAAGCGTCTACGTAAAGACGGAACACAACCCAAGTCGGTAAAAGGCGCGGCGGCTCTTGAGTCACGTGCAGTATCGAAGTGGGAAATTGAAACAGGCACCACGCTCAAAGGCGACAGCAAATTGGGCAAGAGGCTTGACGAAACACAGGGCGCAATTAACCGAGGAGAATCAGTAATCTAATGGCCAACTTCATTCTTTCAGGTACCGTTGCTGGTCCTTCGGGCTTCCTGAATGGTGCTGCCGTTTATGCTTATGCTCAATCTATTTTTCCTTCTCCACCTATCGCTGGACAGGCACCACCTACCACAGTTGTAGACAACACTACTATATTTGGTCCTGCCATTACTGGAACCACGTACGGTGGCCCAGGACAATGGGAATTACAAGTTACCGTTGCAACTAATTACTACGTTGGTATTCAATACCCAGTTGGTTCGACAACTGCTAAATGGTATTGGACATTAGACGAATCTCTTACACAAACCAAGGGTGACACTGGTACACAAGGCCCACAAGGTTTAACTGGTGCTCAAGGCTTAACTGGGCCACAAGGTCTAACAGGTGCACAAGGAACAACTGGAACGCAGGGTAATCAAGGGTTTCAAGGAAATCAAGGTTACCAAGGTCTAACAGGTTCACAGGGCACACAAGGCCCACAAGGACTTACTGGCTCACAAGGCTCACAGGGCGTTACAGGTGCCACAGGAGCGCAAGGAAACCAAGGCTATCAGGGTAACCAAGGTAACCAGGGTCTAACTGGCTCACAGGGAACACAGGGTTATCAGGGTACAACAGGTTCTACTGGTGCTCAGGGAGCCACAGGTTCAACTGGAGCACAGGGAAGTACTGGTGCACAAGGTTCACAAGGCAATCAAGGCACACAGGGCAGACAAGGTTTCCAAGGTAGTCAAGGCTTCCAAGGTGTACAGGGCAGTCAGGGAACTACTGGTTCTACTGGTGCCACTGGTGCACAAGGCTCTACTGGCTCGCAAGGTTCACAGGGAAACCAAGGAACTCAGGGCAACCAAGGCAACCAGGGATACCAAGGTGTTCAAGGTTCTACGGGTTCACAGGGTAATCAAGGGTATCAAGGTATCCAAGGCTACCAGGGATACCAGGGATACCAGGGTGTAGTTGGAAGCATTGGACCTCAAGGTGCTGGTGGAACTTCTGCTTACTACGGTAACTTCTACTCAAATACTAATCAGAATCTAGCCGCAGCCAATACTGCTTACGCTATGACGCTTAACGGCGATTACGGCTCTGCTGGTGTTTCTGTAACTTCAGGTTCTCGCATTACATTTGCCTACACGGGTGAATACAACATTGAGTTTTCTGCTCAAATTGCACGTAGCAACTCAGGCACAGATACCGTAGACATTTGGCTTCGCAAGAATGGTGCTGACGTTGCTCTTAGCGATACACAAGTCGTTGTTGCAGGTGCCATTT